GAGGTAGATACAAACGTATTAAACTAAGATGACACATAAAGTAGACGATACACTAAGAGACGATGGTAGACGAGAGATTGCTCAGGTTACTGGGCGAGAAGTCAACAAAGTTGTTCCTGAACATTTTAAAACAGACTATCCAAAATTAGTTTCGTTTTTAGAACAATACTATCATTTTGAAGATAGTGATGGTTCACCAAGTAGATTAGTAAATGATTTATTTTACACACGTGATATTAATCAAGTAGACGAGTCTTTACTATCTTATATAGAAGACGAATTATTATTAGGGCAATCTTACTTTGAAGGATTCACAGATAAAAGAACTGCCGCAAAATTCTCTAATAATTTGTATCGTGCAAAAGGCACAAAGTTTTCAATCGAACAATTTTTTCGTATGTTCTTTGAAGTTGACATAGACTTAGAATATACGAAAGAACAAGTTTTTAAAATTGGTGAAGCAGAAAGTGAGATTGGTCCAGAGTCGCAAAAGTTTATTACAAATGCTGAATTGTTTCAACAGTTTGCATTACGTATTACAAGTGAACTACCATTTAAAAGATGGCAAAGACCATACAAGTTATTTGTTCACCCTGCAGGAATGTTTATTGGGTCTGCTGTAAGATTAGAAGGAATCGTAGATAATCCATTATCTGCACCAATTAGTCTAGTTGACTCAGATGTAGGACAAGTTGATGTGGTAGGCGCAACTGCGTTTAATTTTGATGAAGTAACACAATTTTTACCTGAAATAACTGGTATTGCAAGAGATAGTGGAGACAGTGACGGTATATTTAAAAGAGTTATTATTGATGATAGTTTCTTTACATCTTTACAAACCACTACTCTTGAAGATATTCAGAAACAATATTCAACATTACGTGCCGCAGAATTAAGAACATCACCAACATTTGATGCAGATTCAAATGGCGCTGGTACGGCAACAAGTAATTTTGAAATAGACTTTAGTAATGACTTTTCTTCTGAAACTATGGACCAAGAAAGATTTGAGTTCTTTAGTGCAGATAGTGATGTATATTATTCAAAATTAAGTAATCCTGCACACTTACCTTAGAAATAATTTGTATAAATAGAAAGATAGGAAAAAAAATATGACAAAACTAGTAATCGCAAACGGGACAACTGCAAACGATGGTACAGGTGATACTCTTCGTTCTGCCGCTACCAAGATAAATTCAAACTTTTCTGAACTCTATAGTTTTTTAGGTGGTCTAGACTCTTCGTTAACCACTAAAATTTCAATTGGTGATGGAACAATTACTTTTGAAGGTACAACTGCAGATGACTTTGAAACTACTCTTACTGTCACAGACCCAACTGCAGATAGAACAATTACATTACCCAATGCAACAGATACACTTGTAGGTAAAGCAACAACTGACACTCTTACTAATAAAACATTAACAAGTCCTATTATAACAACACCGCAAATAAATGATACAAGTGCAGACCACCAATATATAGTTGCAGTATCAGAACTTGCGGCAGACAGAACAATTACATTACCTTTATTAACTGGTAACGATGAAGTGACATTTAATGCACATACACAAACATTAACAAACAAAACTCTTACAGACCCATCGTTACATGCTCCTAAAGTAACAGGATTAAGTACGGGTGGTGTACTTCTTGATTCTTCAGGTAATGAGTCACTAGTTTTCACTACAACAAGTAGTGCAGTCAATCACATAGGTATTAAGAACAATGCAACTAATAATGGTCCTATTGTTCAAGCACTTGGTACAGATACAAATATTGATGTTCAATTAACTGCAAAAGGTACAGGTGGTATTAAATTAAACAATCCACAAATATTAACTCAAGAAACTAAAAATGACACTACTGATGTTTCAGTTAGTGTTCCATTTACAGAATTTACATCAGGAACTGCTAAAGCAAATGATTTGCCAGATGGTAATGCAATAGGGCAAATGAAAACACTTGTAGTTTCAGGAGCAGGTACAGTAACACTTACACCTACAAATTTTGGACCAGGAAGTACTTTAACATTACAACAAAACGAATCGGCAGTTTTAATCTGGGAAGGTACAAACTGGCAAATACTTAGCACATATGGTGGCGCAGTAGCATAGGGAGAATAGAAAAATGGTAGCAATAGTAACAGACCCACTAAAACAATTAGTTGCGGATTTGATTAAAATAAACGATAGTGATGCAAATAATAATTACTATGCGGCAATTGGTCGTTCTGAACAGTGGAATGCGACAGATACACCACCAACTCCACTAAGAAATTTAGCGGACGAAATAAAGTTTAGAAACTCTATGCAATCAGTAAAATTGATTGGTGATGTTTCAAGAGTTATTCCTAGAGCAAACTGGACTTCTGGTTCACTATACGATGCATACGATGATGCACAGGTTGGTTATCCAACAAACACTTATTATGTATTAAACAATAACCAACAAGTATACATGGTGCTTCGTCAAGGTAAAAGCACAACTGGTGTAGTGCAAGTGTCAACAGTAGAACCTACTGGTGGTACAAATGGTGTTCCGTTTAGAACTACTGATGGATATGTATGGAAATTTTTATATTCAATTAGTTCATTAGATGCAAGTAAGTTTCAATCTGCAAACTTTATACCTGTAAAACTAGTAACAGGAATAGATGGAAATTCTCCTGTTGCTGACCAAGAACAAAAAGCAGTTCAAGATGGAGCAATAAAAGGTCAAGTTGTAGGTTATGATATTATTACACCAGGTACTTATAGTGGCACACCAACATTAACAATTGAAGGTGATGGTACTGGCGCACAAGCAGTCGCAGTTATGAATAACAATCAAATTGTTGATGTAAAAGTTTTAGCACTTGATTCTAATTTTCTTCCAAATATGGGTCAAAATTATAATTATGCAAGTGTTAAAATATCTGGCGGTGGTACTGTTACGAACAATGCTCAAATTAGACCAATACTATCACCTCCCATGGGACTTGGCCATGACCCGACAGACGATTTAAAATCATCATCGTTAATGTTTAATGCCAAACCAGCAGGTGAAGAAGGTACTGACTTTATTATTGGTCAAGATTTTAGACAAGTGGGATTATTAAAGAATCCAAAAGTTGATTCATCAGGAAATGTATTTAGACAGTTAATGGTTCAAGGTAGACATTAATCTGGTGATTCAGACTCTGGTGGTGGTACATTGTTTACTGCATCTACAGGTAGAGCAGTAAGAGGATTACAGTTAGCATCTCTTTCTAATACTTTTACAGAAGATAAAACACTTGTTGGTGGAACATCAGGTGCAAAAGCAATTGTAGATAAAGATTCAGGTTCAGGTAGTGGAACTATATTATTTTATCATCAAAATGATTCAACTGGATTTGCAAACTTTGTTGCTGGTGAAACATTATCAGAATCAGACGGAACAGGTGGTGGACAGATAGAAGCATCATCTGGATATGATAGTGCTACTGCGGCATTTATAAAAGCAGAAGTAAATCCATTTACTGGTGACTTACTATATATTGATAATCGTGCGGCGATTACAAGGTCTGCAGAACAAACAGAAGATATTAAAATCGTAATACAGGTATAATACTATGGCGACAACATTTACTAAAAATACATTCGGAGTTACCTATAAAGATGACTTTGCAGATAGTGATAATTATCATAGAATATTATTTAATTCTGGTAGGGCAGTCCAAGCAAGAGAACTTACTCAATCGCAAACTATAACTCAAGAAGAAATTGCACGACTTGGAAGACATGTATTTAAGGATGGTGCCTCAGTTAATCCTGGTGGTCCAACAGTTGATAACTCATATGAATTTGTTAAATTATCAAGCACTATTACAGATGACCAAGTCACTTCACTTGTTGGATTAGAATTCACTGGTGCTACATCAAGTGTAAAAGCAAGAGTTATTAAAGTAGCACAAGCAGTTACAGATACTTCTTTAGCAGAATTATCTGCAAGTGTTTCTGCGACTGGTGACCCTGCAACTCTTTTTGTTCAATATACAGAAAATCCTAGTGGTTTATCAGGCACAGTGCCTGTAAGATTCACACCTGGAGAAAACCTTACATCAGGTGATACACTTTTAACAGTTCAATCAACAAACACTACTGCCAATCCAGCAACAGGGCAAGGAACATTAATTAGTAATGGTTCTGGTGATTTCTTTGTGAGAGGACATTTTGTTTTTGCTAAAGAACAATCTATTTTACTAAGAAAATATTCTAAGTTTCCAACAGAAGTAGTTGGTTTCGTAGTAACAGAAGATATAGTTACGTTTGCAGATGATGCCGCATTATATGACAATCAAGGTGCCGCACCAAACACCACTGCCCCAGGTGCAGATAGATACAGAATTACTCTAACACTTACAAGACAATCAGATGTTACTGCAACACAAAACTTTGTTTTTTATTGTGACATAGTTGCTGGTGAGATAGTAGAACAAGTAACTGGTACAGATAATTACAATAAGATAAATGAAGTTCTTGCTTTAAGAACAAGAGAAGAGTCTGGTAATTACATTGTTAATCCATTTAGATTGAATTTAGAAGTAGGTGATTCATCGTCAAACTTAACTGCGAATGTTTCTTCAGGTACTGCATATATAAATGGATATAGATTTAATAAAGAAAAACCCACAAAACTTACTATACCAAAACCAAGAACAACAACTACTATCAATAATGAAACTGTTGGTATAAACTATGGTTCATTTATTACTTGTGATACTATTGAAGGTCTTATTCCTGTTGATGGTACACGAGTAAATCTATCAACTTCTACGACTGACCCAAGCGGTAATATTATTGGTACTGTAAGAGTTCGTTCAATAGCAAAAGATGGTGCTAACTTTAGAGCATATCTTCACGATATAAAAATGAACTCTGGACAAAACTTTAGAAGTACGAGAACAATTGGTACAGGCACAACAGACTTTTTAAAAATATTATTAACTGGTTCTCAAGCAGTATTAAAAGAAGGTACTAATGGTGCGATAGTGTTTCCTACACCTAAAGCAAGACCAAAAACTTTATCTGATATTAACTTTGAAGTACAAAGAGTCTTTGCAGGTACAGTAAGTGGAGGAAGTGTTACACTAACTGCATTAAGTGGAGAAACTTTTGTAAATACTGCTGATTGGATTGTTACAACGGATTCAAGTGGTGACAGAGTTGCTAGTCCAACTTTTGGGTCAGTAGGGTCACAATCATTAACTCTTTCTGCAATGCCAGATGGAGCACACACAATTTATGCAAAAGTAAATAAATCTAATGCTACATCAAGAACAAAAACACTTGCAGAATCGACTGTCACAAGAGCAACCATTACAAATGGTGTTGCTGATGGTACTGAAGGACAACTAACTTATGTAAAACTAGACCACCCAGATATTTACACAATCGAAGAAATAAAAGATGGTAGTTCAAGTGGTGCAGATATTAGTGCTAACTTTGACTTAGATAATGGACAAAGACAAGCATATTATCAAACTGGTAGAATTATTCTAAAAGCAACTGCAACTGCGCCAAGTGGTAACGTTTATGTTAAATACAAACACTTTACACATGGTGCGACTGGTGACTTCTTCTCTGTTAGTTCATATACTGGACAAGTAGAATATGAAGATATTCCTGATTACAGACCAGACCAAAGAACAGTCGTAAATTTAAGAGACGTAATTGACTTTAGAGGTATAAAAGCATCTGATAGTGGTTCATCTGCAGGTGCGTTTACACACACTCATGATTTGCCTTCAACAGGTGATATTGTAAGCACAGACGTAGAATATTATTTGCCAAGAGCAGATAGAATTGTCGCAAACGTTGATGGGTCATTACAACTTATTTCAGGTCAGGCAGGATTTGCTAGGCAATTACCACCTATACCTGAAAATACTTTAAATCTATTTGAATTAAGTTTAAATGGTTATGGTATATCAGACTCAGATGCTAGTTTAAAAACACTTAAATTTAAAAGATTTAGAATGCAAGATATTGCTAGACTTGAAGAAAGAGTAGATGGTTTAGAAGAAACTACTGCTCTTTCGTTTTTAGAAGCACAAACAGAAAACTTATTAATTACTGATTCTGCTGGTACTGCCAGAACTAAGTCTGGTTTCTTAGTAGATAATTTTAATGATAGAGGTTTTTCTGATGCTCAAGACCCAGACTATCGTGCATCTGTTGACCCTAGTACAAATACATTGCACCCACACGTTTCAACACAAAACATACCTTTAGTATATAATTCTAGTAAATCTACAAATACTGTATTAAAGGGTGATAATGTTTACTTAACACATGCTGATAGTTCTGCTATAATACAGAACCTTATTTCTGGTACAGAAAATGTTAACCCATTTGCAGTCATAAGTAATGAAGGTCAAATCAGACTTTCTCCTGCATCTGACACATGGACAGATACTAAATATGACCCTGCAAAAGTGGTTAATGAAGAAGCAACAATTGAACTTGGTGAAATAAGAGGCGGTGGTATTCAAGCATTAAGAATGATATGGAATAGAGTCAGACTTAATAATTTTCCAGATGTTCCTGATAATTTAGATATGACTAACTGGTTTGGTAACTGGGTGTGGAACTGGTCAGGTATTGAAAATGCTGAATTAGAGTCAGACGTAAGAACTAGAAGAAGAAGAACTAGAACTTTTTCACAAAGAGTTGTTGTCGGGTCAACAACAATAAATGAAGTTATAGGTGATAGAACTGTATCATTGACATTTATACCTTTCATGAGACCAAGATTAGTATTCTTTAAAGCACAAGGTCTCAGACCTGCGACTAAATACTTTCCATTCTTTGATGGTGTAGCATTTGATAATTTTACAAAAGCAGAAACATTTAAAGATGTTAGTGGTCAAGAGTATAAGGGTAATCAATATCAAAATTTAAATAGTCACCCTAATACTTCATCAAGTTTAACGTCTGATGCCGCTGGTAAAATAGAAGGTTCATTCTTAATACCATCATCTGATACAAACAAATTTAGAGTTGGCGATAGAGAATTTAAATTATTAGATATTTCTGTTGATGACGAACCTTCGGCAACTTCACGTGCGGCGGCAATCTTTACTGCTAAAGGTACAATAGACACTAGACAAGAAACTATACGTTCAACTAGACTAACTGTTAATGCGACAAGACGTTGGGAACAAGTCACATGGCATGACCCACTTGCACAGTCATTTAGGGTAACTGCGCCAAATGGTATGTTTATAACTAAAGTACAATGTTATTTTGCTAGTAAAGATGCTGATATTCCTGTACAACTACAAATAAGACCGATGGTCAATGGTCACCCAAGTTCATCGCAAATTTTCCCAGGGTCATCTGTATTTGTTAATCCTGCAAGTGTAAATACTGTTGCTTTAGACCCTGGTACTACAACACAGGCACAAGTTCTTGCACAACCAACAGATTTTGTTTTTGACGAACCAATATTCTTAAATGCTGATACAGAATATGCAATCGTATTGCTTTCAGACTGTACTTCATACAATGCGTATGTCGGTGAGACTTATGCATTTGAATTAGGAAGTACTGAGAAAAGAATTAACAGACAACCTTCAATGGGTAGTTTATTTAAATCACAGAATGGTACAACATGGGAACCAGACCAAACAAAAGACTTAGCATTCAACATATTTAAAGCATCATTTAGTACTGCTGGTGGTACTGCAATATTTGAAAATGCAAGTGTGCCGAAACAAAAACTAATTAGTAATCCGTTACTAACTACTGCAAGTAGTAAAGTAATAAATGTATTAATGCCAGACCACGGACTACATGTCAATGATACAGTCATGATTGAAGGCGTTAGTATTACTAATGGACAAAATGGTATTGATTCTGCTGGTATTTTAAACCAAGGTAATTATGCGAAACACACTGTAACTGCAATAGATGGTAATGGTTTTCAATTCAATGCACCTCAGTCAGGAAATGCTAGTGCATCTGGTTACATAGGTGGTGATAATATTACTTGTACTAAAAACATAGAATTTGATGTAGTCGTACCTACCATGGATACACTTATTCCAGAAGATACTACATTTAGTTTAGGTGCGAAGTTTACTACAGGTAAATCTCTTGCTGGTACTGAAACAAGATTTAGTAAAGATGCTAGTTTTACAAATGATATTAGAATAGGTGCTGAAAACTTCTTTGATGCTCCTAGACTAATAGCAAACGATTCAGATGAAGATGTTGAGTTGGGTGTAGGTACAGGACACGGTAATAAGTCTGTAGAATTACAAGCAACCATAGATACAATTAGAGCAGATGTTTCACCAGTAATTGATACTCAAAGATGTTCATTGACTACGGTTCACAATAGAATTGATAATCAAGACTCAGACGGTAGTGGTGGTGCTAGAAGTACTGGTGGTTTCGTTGCTCCATTGTTCTATGTTGCTGAAAAAGAACCTCAAGGTGGTTCATCTATTAGTAAACATATAACTAAACCTATCACTTTACTAGAAGATGGAATTAATTTAAAAATAATATTTGATTCTCTTAGACCAGTAGAAGCAAGTTTTGAAGTTTACTTTAGAACTGCAAATGAAGGTGTGAATATACATGAACAACCATATACACTTGCACTACAAGAAAGTCCTGTTGGTGCAGATGGTAGTAACTTCTTAGAATACAGATACAATGCTCACCCTAATGAATTAGAAGCATTTAATCAGTATCAAATAAAGATTGTATTTAGGTCAACAAATTCATCTAATCCACCTTTATTTAAAGACTTAAGAGTCATAGCAGTTTCTACGTAATGAATAAAGAAAGATATATACAAGTCGAAGGTAACTCAGGACTTGTTAGAGATAGAACAACAGGTGCTATTCTGAATGTAAATTCAACTGAAATACAAAAAGCACGATTAAGAAAGAAAAAGGAAAAGCAACAAGAACTAGAAATTCAAGAACTTAAAAAAGATGTTTCTGAAATCAAAGTTTTGTTGAAACAATTAGTGGAGAAAAATGCCTGATAGTAATTATACAAAAGCATTCATTACTGATAATTTAACTCAGTTTAAAAACAAAGTAAACTTAATTGGTAAAGAAGTTGGTGGTCTTGCAAGATTAACAACCACTATTGACTCTGATTTAGTTGGTGCAATTAATGAGTTAGACTCTGATATTGGTGCTAGACCGCATACTACTTTAACAACAACCGCAAAAACAATTACGGGTGCCCTTAATGAATTGAATGCGGGAGGTGGTTCTTTATCTGCATTAACAGAGGATAGTTCTGGAAAACTTGGTGGTTTTAATGATAGTGCTGAAAGAAATACTACGACTAACGCACTTAATACTTTATCTGCAGACGTTAGAACACTAGACTCAGATATAGGTTCTTCTCGTGCAAAGACTACACTAACAACTACGTCTAAGAATATTGTCGGTGGTATAAATGAATTAGATGCAGAAATGGGTGCCGCATCTTTAAATACTTCTGCAACAACGGTCAAAGGTGCAATTAACGAATTAGAGTCAAACCATGACTCTGCAATTTCTCAAATACAAACAGACATCGCAAACTCATTTAGGTATACTACAATATCTGCGGATACTGGAAGTGATACTGTTGACAGTGCGAGTGGTTCAATCGCAATTGTTGGAGATGGTATTATTCAAACTACAATGTCTGGAAACAGATTATTGATTGACCACACTGTCACTGGTGCAACAGATGTTAATAACAGTGGTAGAACATTTGTGCAAGATATTACTATGGACTCTGCAGGTCACGTCACTGCAATAGGTAGTGCCGCAGTTAGTAGTCTTGATAATAATGATATTGCCGCTGGTGCGGCCATCAATGCAGAAAAAATTCATGACGGAACGGTATCAAATACTGAGTTCGGTTATTTGAATGGAGTGACAAGTGCAGTACAAACTCAAATAAACAGTCTTGATACAGGCAAGTTAGGAAACGCTGTCAATACTTGGCATAATTCTTCTGATGCAGTCAATAGACTTTATTTTGGTAATAATGGTGCTACACTTCTTAAAACAGCAACAGAATTTCAATTTAGAAACGCTTCGGACGTGACTAGATTTTCAGTAGATGCGAGTGGTAATGGAATATTTGAAGGTAATGTCACAGCATACGGTTCTGCATCTGACGAAAGACTAAAAGAAAATATAGAAGTCATTCCTAATGCATTAGAAAAAGTAAAAGAACTTAAAGGTATAAACTTTAATTATAAGAAAAACGAAAAGAGTCCCTTTTCTTCTTTTCGTGAAGGAAAAAGAAGTACTGGTTTAATCGCACAAGATTTACAGAAAGTTTTACCTGAAGCAGTTTATACCACAAATGATATCGAAACTAAAGAAGAATATCTTGCAATAAATTATGGACTTGTTATTGGATTATTAGTTGAAGCAATAAAAGAACTTGAGAGTAGGTAATGGCACAACTTCAAACTTCGGGTGCGATATCTTTAAATGACATTCATCAAAATATAGGTGGTACTTCGGGTACAGCAGTTTCTTTAAATGACACTGATGTAAAACAATTAATTTATAAAACTAGTTCTTCAAACAATAGTATGAATGACTACTATGGTGCGTTTTGGAATAAAAACACCATAACAATGAATTGTGGTGAATGTTCATATATTAAAACTTTTGGTCAGGGCACTCAATACCAAGGAAATTATACTAAAAATTATCAAGGGTGGTGTGATGTTGCTCCTAACCAAGACAATCAAGTCACGAGTGGAACTGGCCCTGTTGCATTTGGTTCTTTAACAGATAATTCTGATTATGGTCGCAGTATAAGACTTAATGGTGGAACAACAGTTTATATTAGGGGTATTTTTACGGAAAGTCCAACTATAAGTACATTTGGTTCGATTCAAAAGTTGGTAATTGTAGAACAATATTCAAAATCAAAACCTAATCATGCATCTCCACCGGCAACATATAGAGATGCTGGCCATCCTAATACTGGTTTTTATTTTGGTGGAGATGCCACTGAACCCGTAGTCCCAGGTGCAACTGGTGGTTATCAATTTGCATTAAACAATACAACTGCAGGGCGGGCACCACATTTTACTAATACAAATTATTCGGGTGGTAAAATTGAAGCAAGTGTAGCGGCGAGTACTAGTTCTTATCAAGGGTCAATAGGATATGCAGATAGAAAAGGAACTTATATGATTGATACTATGATTGGTTTTCAAAACAATGCACTTGCCCCTACAAACCATCAGGCCTACCAGCATTCTGTAGGATATCCTGGTTTTTCTACGGGAGATTGGTTCAATCAAACCAGCGGTAATAATAATACTGGTTATCCTAGAGCATTACCGCATACTGGACAGTGTACAATTACATTTAGTTAAAAAAATTTATAAATAGAGACATGGGAAGAAATACACCAATCAAAACAGCAATTTCTGATAACTTTACACAGTTAAAAGATAATGTAAACAATCAGTCACTTGATGTAGGTGCTACTGGTAAGTTGACAACAACTGTAGATTCTGATATAGTAGGTGCAATTAATGAAATAGATTCAGATATTGGTACTCGCCCACATACTACTTTAACAACAACTGCGAAAACACTTACAGGCGCAGTTAATGAAATAGACTCAGATGTAGGTGTGTTAAGTAATTTTGATGCGGACATTCGTGACTCTAATTTTGTATCTACAATTAATACTTTAAATGCAAAAGTAAATGCGGGTACATCATTCAGTTCGGCGGGATTAGATAGTGTTGGTGATGATAGTGATACTTTATTAGGTGGTTTTAATTCTACTACAGAAAGAGCAAGTTTAGTGACCGCATTTAATACTCTTTCTCAAGATATTGGAAAACTTGACTCTAATGTAAACCGAGAAGATAGACTAACAACAACTGCAAATACTTTACGAGGTGCAGTAAATGAACTTGACTCAGACATTGGTGACCGTCCACACACAAATTTAATAACAACAGCAAAAACACTTACAGGTGCAATCAACGAAAACAAAACAAGTATAAACTCACTTGCAGTATTTAGAAATATTGCAACAGATAGTGGTTCTGGTTCAATTAGTGTCACAGTAGATAGTGCAAATGATACTTTATCAATACTTAGTGGTGGTTCATTAAAAACTGTTGCGATTGGTGGTAATAAAATACAAATAGACCATGATGTCACTGGTGCAAGTTCAGTAAATAATTCTGGTACTTCTGTTATTCAAGACTTAACAATTGATGCACATGGGCATATAACTGGTGTTGCAAGTACAACTATTGACTCTGCTGGTTTACAAACTCAAATAAATGACTTGAATGCAGTCGTTGCCACTGACTCTGCTGGTTTACAAACTCAAATAAATGCCTTAGATACTGCAAAAACAACTTTGTTAGCAGTTTTCAATATGATTTATCCAGTGGGTTCAATTTATGTTAATGCAAGTACTTCTTCAAGTCCAGCAAGTTTAATGGGTTTTGGAAGTTGGGAGAGATATGGACAAGGTAGAGTATTAGTAAGTCAAAACAGTTCTGACGTTGAATTTAATGTCATTAATGAAACAGGTGGTGCTAAAACACATACATTGACAACAGCACAAATGCCTGTTCATAGTCATGGTATTGGCGCACATAGATATCCACGAGTTGAATATTATGGTGGTGCAGAAGTAAATATTACGGCATTTGATGCGGGTACTCCATCACCAGAAGGTCCGTCTAGTACTTACACAAGTAACAATGCAGGTTCAGGTCAAGCACATAACAACTTACAACCATACATTACTGTATATATGTGGAGAAGGACTGCATAAGATAAGCATTCATATAAATAGTATATTATGGGCGATGTATCACTAAAACTATACCAGATTGACACTGATTTTCCTGGTGATTTACAACAAGTTACTACTACCGAAGAACAATACTTTGCCTATCAAGCAGGTCTACAATTAAGTACTGCCGCAGACACAGACCCTGGGTGTTTAAAAACTGCAAGTTCTGGTAGTCCAGCAACAGTCGGTACTTTTACTG